CCTGTGATTCCTAAACTTATCAAAGTCATAATCAATGTCGGGGTGTGAGTGCATCTCAACGCTTTTAATGTACGATTGATGCTCAAGCAAAGGTTTGATGTATTCGTATGATTTTAAGTTCATACAATACCCTCCGCTTGGATGCCCTGAAACAGTATTCTGCTCACGGAATCCGATGTGGAAATCTACCGCACCGTGCAACTCCGCAACTCGCTTGGTTGCCGTAAGTGAATAGATCAAATCACCGAGATGTCCCGACTGGATTACTTTCATTCGTTTGGCAGTAAAGGGATAGGCATCCAATACGACATCTCCACAAAGTTCCCTGTGAATTCATCAATCCAATAACCGTCAATGTAACGGGCAAGGTGTTTGATTTCTTGGTTATCACTCACCACACAAAGCCGTTCATCTTCAGGTGGTAGAATGTTCTCATCTCTCCAGTTTGCTCTCATCTAAATTTAGTGTTATTGTGAAGTTCTTTGATTCTATTGTTTGGTCAATCGTTTCCTTTGGTTTGCCTTGTGATCGTGTGAGCAACATCTCCAAGTTGAACAGGGAGTTTTTGTCGTGCGACTTAACCAAAGCACCTGCGATGATTCTCTCAAGGATTGTGAACTCTTCACCCTTGTCAATCTTCTCAAGATCTTTGCGTGACATCGTGAGCATCGTGTTCACGGTATCTTCAACTTGGCTTTTTTGGTATCCAATTTCCTTGAGTTGTGTTATCAACTTCTTGGGTCTGCCGTGCGGATTTAGGACTTCACCTTTCTCAGGTCTTGTCAAACTTCCTCCGTGTGGTTGTGTTTCTTGTGTTGCCATTTTTACCGAATTAACTCCGAATTTATTTTGCCATTGACAATCTTTGTTCGTGAATGGATTTCAACCACTCCTTGTGTTGTTTTTTATCACCATACTTCAAGTGATCCTCACGACATAACGCCATCAAGTTTTCAATGTTGTCTGCCTCTTTGCTCCCTCCGATTCCTCTCGCTTCAATGTGATGGATGTCAATGGCAGTTTTGCCACACACCTCGCAAGGGATGAAGTCACTTATGTCATATCCAAAATGGTTTAGGTATGTCATTGTGTGTTTCTTCATTGCTCATTCCTTCTTCTTCTCTTTGGTTTCTGCTCATCATCGGCAAGTTGTGCCAACTCCAACGCTTTTTGGTCTGCCCATATCAAAAGAGAGAACACCGATTCAATCACACAAGTTGAGCAGTTTGGAACATTGCGACCAAATATCTCACGATGTACATTCTGAAGTTGTGCCGATTGTTCAGGGGTCAATTGGAACACGAGTGTCTTTTTGTAGATCTCGTATGCCGGGCGAAGTGACTGGATGAATTCTATCATAGTTTTGTTTCAAGTAGTGCAACGATTACGGTTGCGATGGATGCGTACAAGATACCCACAAATCCGTAGGTGTATATAAAAAACGACAAGCCAAGCCACCACGACAAACAAAAAGCACAGTCAAGTGGTTTCATTCGTTTCCACTTTGAATAGTCGCTTCCGTAGAGATAGCGTTTCAGTAGGTCGGCTGGTTTGCCGAAGTTGACGATGATGATGCTTAGACAAGCAATTCCAATTATTTCGTTGTACATCTTTCTTTCATTAGTTTAATTACTCTTAGCACTTCACGAACTGAGATATCGGTTTGGCGGTGGATGGCTCTTGCTGACATTCCGCTGCACCAAAGTTTGAATAGTTCTCTTTCATAGAAGTATGCCGTTTCCGTTACCTGGTTTATTTTGTTAATTCGGTTTGATTCAATTTGTTCTTCTTGCTCTCTCTCAAATAGTAGGTCGGGTTCTTCGGGGAAGTCCAGCTCATAGACATCATACTGATCGTATATGCGAGATTCTGCGAAGGGATGCCGGTTGCCGTTGATACAAAGGTATAAAGTGCGGATTGCCCAAAACTGGAGATATCCTTCTCGGTGCAACTTCTCAACATAGTCATCAGGTTTCTCAAGAATGGTTAAAAAAAAGTATTGATACAGTTCGTTGGCAAGTTCGTTGTTCTTAGCGATGTTCTTCGTTGCTTTCCTCAGCCAATCGGCTTTGGATAACTCCAATATGATATCCGCTTTTGTCAACTTTTCTTTTCAATAATGCAAATATAACCATCTTTTTCGTATTTTTTCTTGATGCGAAGTGCTTCTTCCTCAGATTGGACTATACTGATTGACGAGCTTAGACCTTTCGTGGAGGTGCAGACCCAATAGGGATAGAGCTTCGACATATAATTTGTTACTTGTTCGGTCATATTCTATGAGTGATTCGTACACTTGTACGGAGTTGATGATGGTTGAGTGATCCCGATTGAGAATCTTGCCGACTGAAAGATAGGTCATCTTCAGATGCTTCCTACATAAATAGCAAAACAAGTGCCGAGCATCCATAATGTTTTGAGTTCTAACCTTGTCCACGATTGCATCAGGTGTGACATCATAGATGATGGCAACCACTCGCATCGCTTCCGTCCATTCGGCATCAATCTCGTTGATCTTGCATCGTGGGTTGATGATTTCTTCTTTGAGTTTTTGAATCTCTCGGATTCGTGAATGGTTAAGTTCTGCGATGACTCCTTTGAGCCGTCTGACTTCTTGTTTTAGTAGGTGGGTTTCTTGATAGTGGTTCATAGCTCGTTTATAATTTGAAATAACGAATACGCGATTTGTGGGACTATTGCGTTGCCGTAGCCTTTGATGGATTCTGCTCTCCACTTTGGAAAGGTAATTCCGTCCAGTTGTGTGGAAATCCCATCATCTCCGCTACAAATCGGGGGTTGAGATGGGAAGTTGTTCCAGTTTGATATTGAATGTTTGCTTCCAGATAACTCATTGCTTTTTGATGACCTTGTCTTATGTTCCTCGTTTTGTAATCTTCCTGTCCTCCTACTCTTGGTGTTGGAAGCATTCCGCTTCTTGACATTGCGGATAAACTGGAACCCATTTGACTTTTTGGGTTGTATGTTTTGGCTGATTTGTATCCTTCTGCTGCATTTGGTGTTGGTAGCAATAAACCAGCATCGGTCTCTTCGGTGCGGTGCGTTTTTGGAACAAGCTGGAATAATAAACGGTTGAACTTCGTACCCTTCAGTTTCCAAGTCAAGGCACACCGACTCGAATACCAATCCGCCATCAATGTTCGTGATACCAAAGACATTTTCAGCGATGACGAATCTCGGTTTAATTTCTTGTATTGCTCTAAGCATCTCGCCCCACAAGTAGCGTTCATCATCCGTGCCTTTTCTTTTCCCTGCGGTGCTAAATGGTTGGCAAGGGAATCCTCCCGTAAGAATGTCAATTGTGTTTGCATATTTTTTGAAATCAGTTTTACATATATCAATGTGACTATCCGCATTAGGGAAGTGATAGTCCAATACTTTTCGTGGAAATTCCATCCACTCGCAATGAAAGATGTTTTCCCATCCCATCCACTCGGCTGCTAAATCAAACCCACCTATTCCGCTAAACAATGAACCGTGCCTCATAGTCGTTCTTCGTACATTGTGCGTGATCCAATAAAGGTGGTGTCTATCGTGTGGCATTCTCCGTGCCTGTTCTTTGCGATAATCAATTCAGCATCTTCCTTCTCAAGCTTCTCACCTGAATAATAAGCCGGGCGGAATGGGAACATCACAACATCCGCATCTTGTTCAATACTTCCACTCTCACGGATATCACTCAGCATAGGTCTTTTGTCCGCTCTCTCCTCACATTTGCGTGATAACTGAGCCAACACTATGACTGTGATGTTTAACTCCTTAGAAAGCAATTTTAGGTTTCGGGAAATTTCTGCAATTTCTTGTTCCCTGTTTTGTTTTGTCCCTTTGATCAACTGAATGTAATCAATCACCAAAAGTTCAAGTCCGTGTTTCGCTTTGTGGATCTTGGCTTTGGATTTGATTTGCATAATTGAGCAGTTCGGGTCATCGTCAATGAAGAATTGGACTGTCTGATTGTTGGCTTTGTCAATGATGATATCCACTTCGTATTCTCTCAAGGTGGCGTTCCTAATCTTCCAGCTTGAGATGTCGGTGATCAATGATAAATATCGTTTGGCAATTTGGTCGTTGCTCATCTCCAACGATACAAACAAACCTTTCCCATCACGCTTGGCAAACTCCCACATCAAAGTAAGAGCGAGTGCCGTTTTACCTTGACCAGGTCTCGCAGCCATCACCACCAAATCACCGGGATTCCATCCACCCAACATCCTATCCAGTCCAACCCATCCCGTTGGTCTGCCGGTTAGTTGATCACCACGCTTCACGGCTTCAATGATTGTATCAACGGCTTTGTTTGTAACTTGTGTAATC